ATATACTTGAAAGAATATTTTTTTCTTTTAGAATATTGTTATCTCGAACAAGTAATATACACAGTCTAGTTGAAATGGTTCTAGACCTAAGCCAAACCATTCATACAAGACTGTACCGTTCGCTAGATGGTCTAGATGATGAGGTAGCAGCATCACCACCAGCAGCAGCAGCGGCAGCAGCAGCATTATCATCATCGCCGGAACTATCGCCAATAGAAGAAGGCGACGAAGATTCTGCTAGTAGATTACTGCCACCTCGTATACGAAGTGGCGCCGCAGAACCGTCGGACCCAGGTAAAAAACCGTCGAAACTTCAATTGGTTAAGGGTCTACTTACTCGGAAGCATCCATCCAATCCCGGCTCGGCTCCTGGTGGTGGTGGTGGTGGTGGTGGTAAGAAGCGAACCCGACACTATAAGATAAAAAAAATAAAAACAAAAATAGCTAGAATGTCGCGGCGGCGAGAGCAAACGCAAAAACACAAAAAATATACTCGACGACGAGAAAATTAAATTTATATTTTTATTTAGAAACTTAGAAACAAAATATAAAATATAAATATACAAAATCATACAACAACTATGCAGTTATGGTTCATTGTAGCGCATTCACACCTTCAAGGTATTTCGATGAATGGACAAATTCCGTGGCGGTCTAAAAAAGATTCGAAATTTATGCGAGAGATAACAGGTGCCCCAGGTATAAAAAATGGGCTTTTAATGGGTAGGAAAACGTTCGAATCAATTGGCCGGGTTCTTCCAAACAGGGAAACAATCGTCGTTACGCAAACGCAATCAACAACAACAACAACAACAACAACAACAACAACAACAACAACAACAGATTATCTTCATCTTCATACGGCGGCATCAATACATGAGGCAATTCAAAAAGCCGAACATGAACTTTCGCTGGACGTGCTGTGGATTTTTGGCGGCGCGACAATTTATGACCAAGTTCTTGAAGATTCCGACTTGCGTGAAAGGGTGGACGGATTCTTTATAACAACCGTCCCCGAATACGACTGCGACACGTTCATTCGAACCAACTTGTGCGACTTTATCCTATCCCGACCAGACTACAAACCCGTAGCACGTGTGGTTCTGGAACAGTTTGAAGACGGACCCGTTGAACTCAGCGCGTTTTCTAAACTACCTATAGAAAAGATGCACCCGGAATGGAAGCTGATTTTGAATAGGATTCAATATAACTAGCGCCGCCTACCGCCTACGTATCTTACAGGTAAATCTTGGAGGAGTTAGACCCTTTCTTCCATATACGCTACGCTTACAAATGGCAATCGAGTCTTTGTATGCGTGCAAATCCTTACTAGTACTAGCTGCAGTCCCTTTATAAAGGGCGTTCACGCATTTACACATTTTATCGTTAAGTATATCCTTGGTTTTTTTCCGTAATATGCTTAACTGTTCGGTACGACTAAACGGGTTTTTATAAAACCGCAAAATTCGTTCGCATTTTCGTCTTGTCAATTGTCGATCTGATCGAGATATAGCTGGCATTTTATATTTGCTATTTGCGAATAAACTCTCTCTAAATAAATGTAAAATATAAAATATAATTTATAAACTATAAGTATATAAATAAAATAAAATGAAACATGATCCTCCTAATGCGTCAAGTGTGATGCGTATTGCGGTGTTTGATATGGATGAAACACTGGGGACATTTTCTGATTTAAGCGAATTTATTTATACGCTTGCCCGAATATTAAAACTAGTCCATTCCAACCCAGACAAGGTCATTCGGGATAATTTTAATGCCATTGTTGACCTGTATCCAGAGGTCCTGCGTCCAAAAATAATGGACACTATGCATTTTCTTGTAAAAATGAAGCGCGTTCACAAGTGCGATCACGTTATGATATACACGAACAATACCGGCCCGCGCGAATGGACGGACAGCATTAAAAATTATTTCAATTATAAAAGCGGGGTCTCCTTGTTTGACCGCGTCATTGGCGCATTCAAGCGCCCGAATGGAGAGACGGTCGAAGTGAGACGTACCAGTCATGATAAAACCTACAACGATCTGGTTCGATGCACCAACTTGGAAGGGAAAATTGAGGTGTTTTTTGTAGACGACCGGGCGCATCCTGGGATGCATACGAGCAACGTATACGTGATTGAAGTCAAACCGTACGAACGCAGAATTGCCCAGTCTGTTTTTATAAAAAGGTTTATATCAAGCCCGCTATATCATTCTCTCGGTATTGCAACGTCGCAACCCGCAGCATTCAAGTTGAACCGCATCCTTGAGAAGAAATCCCAGTTATCCTTATCAGCGGCGGCGGATTATACCGAGGATGAACGCGAAGTAGATGCGCTCGTTGGCGAAACGATACTTGAAAAGGTGAAATGGTTTTTCGATTCAGAGAGGAGGTCGCCGCCATCGCCGCCTAAATCTGAGTCCAAGACAAATCCAAAAAAGACAATGCGACGCGGGAGAGGAGGACGAACCCAAACTAGACGGCGTAATTAGATGAATTAAAATATTTTTATATTCTGTATAGATTTCATCACGTCGTCTTTATTAAACTTAAACTCATTAAACGGGTTTCGAAGCGGGTTTTTTATTTGTTCCATAACATGTGTGTACGCGATTGACGTGAACGATGTGGTGAGCAGTAAGAAAATTGCGGACGAAAAAACGACATCGGCGTCAAAGTCCGTAAATTCTTCGCCCTTCGATCGGATAAACGGGTTGAATCGTATGATTAAAAAAAAGCACACGTAGTATTTCAATCCATTTTGAAGCACGGTGAGATATTCGGGGATTTTATCTGACAAATTCATATTGGGAAGTCCGCCTAAAATGGCGAGCAGTAGCAGTCCGTATAATATGTATGACCCATAAAGGATGGTATAGTATAAAATTTTGTACCAATCCATATTTGTTATTATGGTATTTTTGTTATTGTTATTTTGTTATTTTATAATATTATTATTAATTTTATAAATTAAACTAATTATTTAACTAATAAAAACTCTATTACTATTATTATTTATTATTATCTAGCATACATGAGACCGCAGTTCCCCGATACAAATGTTAACACATTGTAGCGCTCTTCGATAAGAACCATGTCGAACATGTAATTGTAAATGCGCCAGTTTGTTTTATTCACACCAATCGGCAGTCCAGTTGTAGGGTCGCATATCATGTGAAACGACGCGTTCGGATCCAGTGACGGGTATATTGTCGACAGTTCTAGTTCAACTTGCGTGAACTTACTCATATTGACCGCCCCGGATGGCTGCAGGTTGTTCGGGTCGGTGTTCAAGCAAAAGTTATAGCAGTACACTCCAGGCGGCGAATTCCCTTTGGTGCGTACGTATTTTTCCACATAATTGTAAATTCCTGCATCCAGAATATTCTCTCGATATTTTCCGTTGAAAATGATCCCCATGGTATTAAGAATTTCGCGCTGATTTTCGGGCTCAAATAGCCCGCTGGTATACAATCCGGTGCGACGATTGCTTGTAGCGGGCAGTTCCAGCCGCCCGGCTTGATCCATGCACGGGTTTCGACCGGGTCCAATGTGATACGAGGTCCGGGTACTTAGTGCTTCGCCCGTAACCGTAGACACTTGAAGTGGCCTCCATCCCTCTATTGCTCGTCGATCCGGAGAAAATTCCGATTCAGCCGGTTCAATGTCGTGCGGCAAGTACTCGTACGGCCAGTTCGTATAATTGCTCCACTCGTTTCGCATAAACGCGTCGCTTCGCCGGAAAAAAAACATCCAACTGGATACCATTCCCAGTGTATTTTCCAATTTTATGCGCGTGTTTCCAGTAACGTCTTTATGCTCCCATTCGTAAACGGCCTTTATCAAATACTTTTGTTCGTTCGCGGCAAATGCGGCAGTCTCTTCGGCCGATAAGAACCCGTATGTCGCAATCATATGCACGTCAGCGTTCCAGTCGGTTCGCGTATCGGTATACGAAGATGGTCCCAGTTCCACATCCGGCGGTGTTTGTAAAAACCGGTAAAGCTGGTGCTCGTTCAGCGTATAGTTGGACTGTACGTAGGGCCACCCATTTTCCGGATCAGTTACGTCACGAATGACATACAATTCCTTTACAGGGCGCAGAGTCACGTCGATTTGAAGGGTGTTGTATTGCAAACATACCAAGGGAAACGCCATTTGACTGTTCGTGGTAAACCACGTGTTGATTGGAATGTAGATTTTACGACCGCGAATGGAGGGTTCCGCACCGCGCTGGCTGGGAGTATAGTACGCGTTTGGATACTGGTTTACACGGGCGCCGTAGCAGCCCGGGTCATTCAGTTCCGGTACATTTCCGGTCATTTCGCTATAAAGCTCCTGTTTTTCAGCGGGATAGTCGCGCTGCATCATGGCGAGAAGATAACTACCCGAAAACTTTTGAAGAATTTGGCCGCCTACGGATACCGTGATGTCCTTGATCATATGCGTACCCAAATGCTTTATCCATTTGAACTCGTACGGCGCCCATTTATCATTTTCAGTTTTAGGTGGAAGAATGGGGCTCCAAATCGTGGGAATGGTTACGCATATGTAGGTATCCATAAGCAGTTCGGCATATCGGGGCATGTAAAACGTGAATTTGGATTCTTCCGACATTCGAAGTTTACGCTGCCCATCAAAGTCTATTCTGAATTTCTGGAGCCCGAAATTTGTGTACTTTTTATATGTGCTTTTAAAAAATGATTTTTTCGGGTTTCCGTTCAGTATCGTATTTTGATTTCCGTACGCGATGATGTTTAGTAATCCGCCTGGCATATTGATATTTTGATAAAATGTATATAGTTGCCTTTCTAAACTATATTTTATTTTGTTTTTTGTTATTTTGTTGTTATTTTGTTGTTATTTTTGTTGTTATAATATAGTAGATAATATAGTAGAAAGACTTTTAATAACTTATACAATAAATTCATTATGACGACGAAAGCGCCAGTAGTGACAGCATCAACAGCAAGTGGAGAATCGGCCGGGGACAAATTGAGTCAAGTGGCTTCAGCTACTATATCCGCTATAAAGGGGATGCGGCCAAATGTTGCGCATATGGGCGGGTTGATAATCAACTCCGTGCTGGCAATCATATTTATTTGGCTGGTTGTTTGGACTCGAGGGAAAAAGGAGACAAACGATAACAATATGATAGCGCAGTATGAAAAATCGTCCAAGCCAGGTTCTATAAACGATTTTGACGAGAAATTCAGTTACTTGCTTCGAGATTATTATATGATGACCGCATATAATTGCTGCTGCTCGGGCGAGTACACGTCGGACTTTGTTTCAACGGCTGCATTGGAAACCGTGATAAAGCAGGGCGCGCGCGTTTTGGATTTCGAGATATACTCGGTCGAGGGCGTACCGGTTGTAGGCGCGTCATCGCAGCCCGAATTTACGATGAAAGAAGTATACAATTACGTACCGTTTGCAGAAGCGATAAAGATTGTGAGCCAGCTAGCGTTTTCGGCAAACGGGGCTCAAAATTCTAGTGACCCGTTATTTTTATGTCTTCGAATTAAGAGTCGAAACATTATGATATACCAATCAATTGCAGATATTCTTAAAACCAACCTTTCACCCAAATTGCTCGATCCTCGATTCGCGTACTCGTTTCACGGCGAAGACCTTGGTAAAATCAAGCTTACCAGTTTGATGGATAAAGTAATTATCATTATTGATGAAACCCCGGGGTCAGACAGTAATATAAACACACGAGAAATATATAAGCGCACGCCTCTTTATGAATATGTGAATGTGACCGTTACAAATGGCACGTCAAAATACACGTTTAAAGAACTGGCAGATTCGAATAATAACACGATTAAAGAAGGCGCAAAGAAGTCTTTAAAATATGTCGTTCCCGAACGCTCGACCAAATCGGAAAACATATATGATGCAACTATTCCGTTCACTAACGGGTGTCAAATGGTTGCTATGGCGTTTCAAAGCAATGATGCGAACATGGTAGCCTACCTTAAAAGATTCCAGGATTTTGGTTCCGCTTTTATCTTGAAACCGCCCGAATTAAGATACGTACCTATTGTTTTGAAAAATCCCACCCCGATTGATCCGACCGAAACACTCACGTCAGAAAAGACGGCTACAACATCAATGGGAACCGATTATAGCATGTAGGGGGCCCAGAGGCGCACAGGGGTTTAAGCACTGCGTAGTGGGCGCTTGACACCCCTATTTATTCAAGTATTTTAAATATTTTTTAAATATTAATGATAGTTAAAATTTATAATTTTATATTCTATAATAATATAGTATAGAATATATGCCCCGTATTCATGCCAACCTATAATGACTCGAAAAACATTGAAGATCGTGAAATTGATTTATTAAGAAATGCGGTAGACAAAATAGAGTCTAGAAGCGGTAAAAAAGTCGCGCAATCGCCCGAAGTTAAAAAAATTATTGGTTGCGTCGAACGGTTTTTACGTGAAAAAAAACTCGTTTGTTATGGAGGAACCGCAATTAATTCGATTCTTCCTGAAAAGTACCGGTTTTATAACAATGATATTGAAGTTCCAGATTACGATTTTTATTCACCCAATGCGTTAGAGGATTCGAAAGAACTAGCCG